ATGTTTATCAATTAAATTGACCGCTTCTTGCTTTGTACTTTTTGAAAAGATTTCATCAACCAATTCTGTAAAAAATCTACCACCCTCAAACTGATGAGACAACATTTTTGGAATTAAACCTATTTCATATTTACGATTGGCTTCTTGAACTGCATTCATATGCATCCAAACATTATGACTTTGAAGCAATGTATAACTCAATGTATCCCAACTTGTTTTAGTTTCTTTACCATGTTGACCGATAAACCCCTGACCACGATAGCACAAATCCTTAAGTGTAAGTATATCAGTTACTGGACTATCTGTAAACACTTTATGGATGTTTTCAGATAATACAGCGTCCCTAAACTTGCGAGTATCATTAGCATAAGACTTTTTCTCTGCTGTCTTTTCCATGCTATAGGACCATTTTTTATTATGTTCAATATTAGTATTGAAATATGCCAACCCTTTAGCAGCGGCAAAGAATGGGCTTGCACAATCAAATGTAATTTGAAGTTTTGGATTGTGATATTTACGAATTGCCTTTTGTATATCAGTAAACAATACTGCATATTCCAATATACTTGTACCCAAACAATGAATCAAATCGTGTTTACCTTCTTGTAGCAATCCGTCATGGATAATATCTACCATCCTTGTTAACATCAAATGCGGGTCAATTTTTACCTGACCACCAAACGCCCACCCATTAAAATGATTTTCTGGATAAATAGTTGGGTCGCAATACTTTTTCATTTCATCATACCAAGTGCCACTAGCAGTATGATCACGCCCCTGTAATACATTTAAAAACTTACATTTGCCCGAACGATTTGCAATGAAATATTCATTATTAATGTGAGTGGCAGTAATAGCTTCCTCAATATTTTTTATACCATGCAATGAAACCCCGTTCTTATCTTGTAAATGATAAGTAAGTTCAGATTGACTTGGGATATCTAAACACATACCGTAATCCATGTATGTATCCATCCATTTCAATACTGCTTTACGTTTTTTCATAGCACGAGGACAGTTAGGATCTTTCCAATCTGCTGGCCATTGACCTTTTAAAATTTGAAATCCACCACTATCTCCCAACATGAAAGTACCTGCTTCACGTTCACGTATGACAGATTCATTAGGATCATCTACTGTTGTATCTAAATTAGCGTGACCAGCACTGTATAGTCCCCACTTGTAATAGTAAAGACCTTCTTTACTGTTAAGAAAGTTTAGTTTCTCAACATCACCATTAAAACTTGCAGGGATTCGTGTTTGGTCAAAATAATTCTGGCCCTTGCGTTGTTTACCTAAGCCAGCAATATAAAAACTACTGACTGCGGGTAAGAACAATGCCCACTCTGGGTTATGCTTTGCTGAAAGATTGTCTTGTTTCAAACTGTTACTTCTTTCTCAATCAAGATTTTAACTATTTCTAATTGTTCTTGCTTTTGCGTAATAGTATCCATCAAGTCTTTGATAGTAGAATTAGTTTCGGCTAGTGCTTCTAATTCCATTTCTTCATCACGCTTTTTTCTAGCCCAATCAAGTAATGATTCTGCGTCAGGAGTTAGTCCTACCGTAACATATCCCATATGGAGTGCAGCCCAACTATTACCGTCATATATTTCCATATTTTGATTATTAGTATTGAATCTTAGATTGCCTACACCTTGTGCTCCACCGTAGGTAACAATGTGATTGTTAGTATTAACGCCAATTACATCCATATACTTACCGTGACGATTAATGTTCTTTATCATTTTTTATTTGCTAGATTATCTTGCTCAAAAATCATGTTATTTAATAACTGCAGGTAATAGATATGTGTATTTTGCAATTCCACTGTCAATTACTATTTCTAATGCTCCGGCATCTGCAATGCGAATCATTTTATCTCCTGCTAAATTTATAATAGCAAGAAATTGTTTAACAGGAAATTTCCATACATTAGTCAACGTGCCTGTAACCATGGGATGAAATAGACAATTACCTGAGTGAGTTCCTAAATCACCAAAGTACATTTTTAAATCTCCCTTTTCAACTTTCAATGTAAAATTTACATCGTCGGCAGATTGTTGTTGTTTTGTTAAACGCATTATTCCTGCGATAGTGGGTTCAAAACTTACGTCCCAAGTAGTACCTCTAAATTTCATTACACGCACTTTTTCTTCTGCTAAGGCTTTACTCATAAACCGATAATCATTAATAAAGTCGCCGTCTTTAGATTCAAAGTGAATTCCTACAGGAGTTCCCGGAGCAGTTGTACTTTGCGTAACATTGATTTTAGCATTTTCATCATAATTATCAAATCCAAGTATTGTCTTTAATTTAGATAAATTAGGCATACCAAACGTACCAATAAAATCAGCGATAGGATTTTTAAATTCCCCGATAATTATAACTGTTTTGTCTTCGGCGGCTGCATTAATGATAGTTGATGTATCTGTACCAGTAATTTTTACAGTATCTATTCCTTCAATGCCATGTGTATAAGCAACTAAATCTTTTAAATTATCTTTCATGTTTTTCCTTTATTAAAAATTGTAATACTATTTAGGTATTTTCTATGTGTATTATAGTGGATTTTTTTGCACAAGTCAACACCAGTTTAACCAAATGAAAATAAATCATCAAAAGTTGATTTAGTATCAGTGCTACTACGCAAATCCCAAGACAATACGCCCAATAAATTTTCTATTTTTTCATCAATCAATGTGCGTTCCATTCCATCATCATTAAATGGTAATTCTTTGAACCAGACCGGCAATCTTAATTCATCAGTGGGATATGCTATAGAAGTATATCCCATTGGATTTTGTTTTAATTTACATACAACTACTTTCATACCATCCATTATTTTCATTGAATAGTTATCATTATGCACTCTACGTAAAGTATTCCAGTTTAGTGCAGCACGTACATGTCCTGGCATATTTGCCTTACCTGTTTTACTATTTTCTTCTTTATTGCCATATGCAGTAAGTTTGTTAACTGATTTCGGACTACCTTTAGTCCAACTTTCCTGACGGCTCATTTCATGTTTAAAGGTTTTAATAATTTCTATAACATCATCACGTTGCTTGCCAGATAAAACCAGTGTTAATACAGACATTAAAAATTCTTGTACATATTTAGGGGTATCAGCACGTTTTAAATCAAGTCCCATGGCTTTAATATATCCCATTTTACCATCTTTATCTAAACGTTTACCTTCTTTATCATAAATGTTTACTGCATACCTTTTTTTAGTAATAAACAAACTACGGTCTGCTACTAGTTCTCTTCCAGCACGAATAATAGATCCGTTTTTTCTTGGACAATGAAATGCTTTTTCCATAAAGACAGGAAACTCTATGTTAATTTGCTCGGCAATACCATCATACAATCCGATACAAGTTTCCTTTGACCATTCCATTTTACCTTCTTCAACTTCTGTTTTTACTGCAGGCCATGCACTAAAATAACAAGAGTCAGTATCACCATACACTATTCCTTGACCTGTGAAATCGTAGTTACCTGTGATAATTTCATTAATGTGAGCACTCATGTGTTTTACAATTTGCCTACCACATAATGTTACACTCTGACCAATACGTTTGTCATAGAATCTGCAATGTTCATTCAACAATGCACCATATGCAGAGTTCAACAAAATCTTACGAACAAGTTGACGTTTATCCCAATAATCTTTATCTTCAATAGTTGTAGCATCTTTAAGTTTTTTCTGCATTACTTTTCTATCCGAGTACCACCTAGATAATAATCCTGGAATAACACCTTCATTTGCATGAGTAAAGATAGTACCATTAGCACTAATCATATATGGATTATTACTATCAAATAGTAATTTCCATATTTCGGCCGCACTCATTTCAACTTCAGTTCCGTCAGCATAGTCCAATGTTAGCATCATACCTCTATCTTGATTTAAAATTGAGGTATATTCCAAACTACCAAATAGTCCTTCCCAAAGCACACTGCCGGTGACATCATCATCACCTTCTTTATGTCGTTTTTTCTCACGTGCCAAGCGTTGACTTTTATCAAGCATGTACTGATCAGTTAAAGTTTGTCTGACCTGAGCAACAATGGTTTCCGGGGACATGTTAAGAGCGCGGATTGCTGAGGGGTAGAGCGAATTGATGTCCACTGCGCCGACCCATTCATGAATTCCCGTTTTGGGAGTAGCAACATAGGCACCTGCCGCTGGTTGTGTTTCTTCTGCATTTTCGACCTTTCGTTTTTTATCTGGAATAACTACTCCGCGGGCATGAGCCTCATTCATAATTGCCATTTCAATCATAGCAACAGAGCCCATAACCGTTGGTAACAACACAGTATTTTCATGTGCTATTTGATTAGCAAGTTCTAAAAACTGTAGTTTATTATGAATTTTAACTAATAGCATTGTATCTTGCCTATTATATTCAATAAACTTTTTAAAGTCTTTGTTATATAATTGATCAAGTGTACCTTCGTATTGAGTTTTATTTTCCCCTACTTCCATTTCACCAATGGCATCAAGTTTATAACTATGTCTAGATTCATAGTTATATTTTTTGTAAAGTTGTAAATAGTCTAAATGTACTCGTCCAACTAAGTCATATGTAGTTTCCTCTTTGCCATATCTTTCATATACTCTAGGTTTGGGAAGTTGTCCCAATAAACAAAATTTTCTAGTATCATTTTTACTCATTATCCTAGTAACACGATTAACCATATATGGTATATCGTATCCCTCTGAGTTCCATCCAGTTAATACATCAGCATCTTCAATCAATGTAAAAAATGTTTCAAACATTTCTATTTCATTGGTGAATAACATTGTATTTTCAATTTCACTAGTAATCTGTTGTGCTGTCTCACTACTCATATGTGTGGGAGCAATTACTAATGTAACTAATTGACCTAGCCAATCTAAGTAAAGTGAGATAGCAGTAACCGGATTGAAGGGATCGCTAGTTGGACTAAATCCTTTTTCTGAATTGAAATCAACTTCAATGTCAAAAAAGCAAGTATGTAATTTTGGTGCGTCAACGTTTAAATAGTTTTCGCTCAAACAACGAAAAATAGGGTTAATATCGCTTTCAAAGATTTTTTTATTAGCAAGAATTCTACGTTCTTTTTCAAATTCGCTGCGACTTCGTGTTGAGAACCTAGTTACCGGATCACCATATAAACTACGATGTTTGCCTTTAGGGTCAGTAAAGTAAAGTACATAATTGGCAGGGAATTCATTGTACTGGCGTACACCCTTGCCATCTCTTTCAATTACAATTATTTTATCTGTATTTTTATCTAATACAGCATCTACATAACTCAAAGTGTTTTGCCTACTAGTTCAAGAATGTGGTTAAGTTCGTCATGGTCTTTATTAGTTTGCCCTAAACTTGCTTTATGGGCAATTTTGATTGCTTTTTTCAAAGTACTTGCTTTAATTTCCATTTCTTCAGCAACTGCTTTGACTGTATCGGACAATCCTCCGTTGAGTGTTTCAATTTCATTCAATACATTCATGCCCTCATTTACCAACTGGGTAAGTTTAATTTTTTCTGCGCCACTAAAAATTCTATCACTCATTAAAATCTCCTTGTTAATGATAGATTATACAGTAGTAGGATCTTAAAGTCAACAAGTTTGTTTACCTTTTATGGTAAAAACGGGCGTAGTATATTATTTCAATTTATTGAAAAATATTATGATGTTGTTCGCCGTAAATTTTAATATATTTTCCGGCCATTAAATCTGCTAAGGCTTCAATTGGGCTACCCGGATAACTAGATCCTGGGGTAATCATATTTAATTCACCTTGCCGTACGTGAACCAATTCATGAAACACCGTGCGTAAAATATCTACTAAATTGCGATTTTTTGCATAAACCCATATATTATTTTCACCGGGGACATGACCGCCGGTATGATGATTATTTTGTGCTTCTTCAGTATCCATACTTAATTCTATGTACGGTTTAGTTTTAATTTTTAATTTTTGACAAGCCCAATTACAAAACTTATCCACTTCGTCTTGAATATCCAATGATGTATTTTCATCCAATTTGCTTTTAATCCAATCATCCGGTGACCGATGATATTTTTTAATAAACAAATCGTGCAATGCTTTACCAGTAATACGATGCCTTTTTGCTATAGTTGACATTAATCTATCAATAGTATCATAATCATGTTTATCCAAAGATGGCAATTTTTTAGCCAATTCAGTTGCAGGAGATTCAATAATAAACTCAGTATAACGCATTATGTATTTATCAAATTAATGCTCACTTTATACTTCCCAGTAGCGAATTGGGTTATATAGGCAGCAGCCGCCTCACACTTACAGTAACTAGTACTGGTCCTAAGGGTGTTCTTATAAGTCATATATATTAGGATGTACCTTCACTAAACCACGGATCAATTATTACCGGTTGTCCGTTCTGTCTTAGCATGACATTTGCTGTATGCAAATCCCATCCAAATTTGTTGATTCTGCCCGTGTTATATAATATTTGCATTACAGTATACAGCTGTTTGTACATGGCATATGTTTTTTTACTTGCAGGATTTTCTAGTAGACTTTGCCAAACTTTAGCAAAGGCATTAGCATATTGTGGGCTGTAATTTTTCCATGTGTTCGGGTCTGCTAGTTCACGCTCCATTGTTTCCCATGGTTCAGGGGAACTAGTGAAATGACTCAGGAACCAAATTAAACCCTCAACAAACGAACCTTTGGGAATAGAAGATAATTTCTCCATCTCAATCTGAGTATAATCTTTACCGTTAATATCAATCGTGGTTACTTCATTGAATCTAGGAACACACGCCAAATCTTGCCGGCTCATTGAAAATTCATAAAACTTACGAAATACTTGTTCTGCTTTACTACCTGCATCTTCTGGCATCAATATCTTAATTACATGACTGTCATCTTTTGCCCAAACAGTAGCATCAGCACCAGACCCCACATGTGAATACCCTGCCGCTCTTAATTGATTTGATATCTTTCTAGCGTTTGGTGTGTCTGTTTCTGCTTCGGTGGTGAATTCATTTGTGTTAGGGTTAGTTAAACGAAATTCCATACCAAAGTTTTTATTGAATGTTTGATTCAATTCCCACTCAGGTAGTAAACGTGCAATCATCTTAGCATACAATCCAATACGAGAATCTTCTTTGGCATCAGAAGTTAATTCTGATATTTTATCACCATACTCTTTAATGAATTCACGGGTAATATCAACTGCGGTTGACATTACTTCTGCCGAGTTACCTGTACCAGTCTTACCCCAAACATCTAACCTGACAGGATCGGCTAATTCTCGTTCAATTCTAAATTCAAGAATCCAATGAGTAGGGCCATCATTATCGGATTCCGCACCATGCGCCTGCCAAGTATAAGTTCTATCGCCAACACTAAAACGAGCACTGGCGTATGTGTTATCTCTGCGTATCCATTCCCAGTTTTTCTTAC